GTTGACTTAATACTTAGAGAAGAAGATATAGATAAGCTTGAAGAAGATATTAAAAATAAAAAGCTACCTGAAACAGAAGGATTCTTCTTTGGTTCGGATACTTATGAAGATGATGTATATGAAAAATATTATCGTAAAGATGATATGGCATTTATAAAATCAGCAAAGGAGGCATTCAATGAAGGAAAAGAGGTTGTATACACTTGCTGGTGGTAATTGGGAAGAAGTTCCTGATGAAGATCTATGGGAAGATGGTGAATTAAATCTTGAAGATGTTCAAAGTAAAGTATTTAGATTTCTAGATACTGGTGATTACATATTAATAAGGAGAAAAGATGAGTAAAGAAACACCTATGTGTCCTTTTAAGGATGCTATGATACCAGAAGGTCCAGAAGAAATAGCTAATCCATTTTCTGGAGAGAAATGCTTACTAGAACCACATGCAGTTGCAACATATGATGTAATAAAAGGTGCTGAATTAACAGCATCTATGGGTCTTATGAGTGAAGAAAAGACTGAAGAAATGTGGAATTTAGTTCGTGAAGGAATAAGTTGGTTTAGAGAACATTATCCAGAAGAGTATATGACACTGTTAGACTAATTCTTTGGATAATTGATAATTATATCTTAAATTACAAGCCTACCTTGGCCAGGTATTTACAATTTAAATAGGATGTTATGGTAAGTGAATCTGAAATAGAAGATATAGTTATAGAATCGTATGTAACCATGTATTTAAATGCGTTAAATGACGATAAGCCACAGGAACATGTGGACAAAATTCAGAATAGACTTCTTGAGTTATTAGATCGTAAGAAGATTAGGAAGAAATTGTCCGAAACTTATATTTAACAATACAAATAGCCCGTAAGTAACAAGTCACACCTCCAAATAGTGTAAGACTTTCCAAATGTAGTCCGCAAAACACATTCGTTACTAGGGCTTTTTGTCCCTAAAAATAAAGGAGAACCTATGTCAAATGACATTTTAGATGATGATCTACATCATCGAGTAAGTTTTAGTCCAATCACTAGAGATATAGTTCAAATCAAAAGAGATGCAGAAGGTTGCACTACAGAAAATGTAACTAATACATCTAAAGGATTTGAAGTTATAGAAGATTGGAAATCAGATCAGATAGATAAATTAGCTGCAGCTTTATCAAAAGCTCAAGCTTCGATGGGTGGTGTAAAGAAAGGTAGTACTAATCCTTTCTATAAAAGTAATTATGCTGATATAAATAATTGTTTAGAAGCATGTTTACCTGCCTTAACTGCCAATGGATTGTCTATAACTCAAGGCAATAGATTCTGTAGTATTAATGGTTATTATGTAACTACTACATTGCTACATGAATCAGGTCAATGGATGAAAAGTGAAATTAGAATGCCTTTAACGAATAAGAAAGATGCACAGGAAGTTGGTAGTGCATGTACTTATGGTAGAAGGTATGGTCTAACAGCAATGGTTGGTTTAGCTCAAGTAGATGATGATGCTAATTCAACTGTCAACGAACGTAAAGTCAAATAAAAGGAGAAAACCTATGGCGCTTAAAACAATGTCAGCATCGTCTGGCGGAGGTAAATTCTCAGAAGGATGGCATACAGTAAGTATAGCTAAAGCTGAGTACGGGACTTACGAAGGTAACGGTGATAGTAAACGTTATTTAGATATCTGGTTTGAAGATTATCCTGATAACATGAATCTAAGAGCATATGAAACAGTTAATTCAAAGACTGGTGAAGAGTTCAAAGTAGCGAACCTCTTTAAATATGCTAATGCGGGTATCGCTGGAGTCCTTAAAGATCCGAATGGGAAAGAAGTTATATCATATGATGATGAAGCTTCTGGATTAGTAGGTAAAAGTGTAAATGTTTACATATATAAAGAGCAAAAGACAGGTAATGAATATTCTAGAATTTATGAGAATATAGCACCTGTTCCTCAAGAAGGTGAACACTTATCCTTTACTGAAACTCAAGTCAAAGGAATTCAAAATGGTGTAGAAGCAGCGTGTAAGAAAATGGTAGCTAAAACAGTACCAAATGGAACACCTGATGCTCCTCCTGTTGAAATGTCTATAGAAGATGTTGCAAAGGAAATGCCATTTTAAATAACTAGTAGTATAGATTGCGGGAGTCAATAACTGGGCCAGCATAAGTCCTTCACTGAACTCGTCCAATTAAGTTTGGAACACGTCAGATTAGGCATTTGGGAAATGTGAGACTCCCACTACTAAAAAGGAGAGAATATGAGAAAGATGTCAGATGAATCAGCAACAGCTATATTCGCATTACAGCAAGAATTAGATAAAACAAAATTATTACTTAAAATGTTTATAGATCATTTCGCTTTAACCGATGCAGGTAGAGATGTTCTTGTTAATAGAGCCAAACATATATTAGGAGAAACCGATGACAGTGAAAGAACACCTGAAGATATTTCTTAATTGGAAATATAATAACAAGTTTAACTTTTTCACATCTGAAGTGCAAAATTTATCGGAAAGTGGTCTGCATAAGTTCGGAAAAAGATTAGGTTCTTCTGGAACATATAACAGATGCTTTAGACAAATGAGGCAAGATGGTGAAATTGTATGTAAGAAATTAGACAGTAAAGGTAGACAGGCATATTGGAAGGTGGTCAGTTATGATTAAAGAATATGCTTTTGGTTTATCAAATAGACATCACTTTGCTGATGTTAATGATGTAGAAAAATGGTCTGGAATGGCACAAGATACCTTCATGTCCCTATGGGATTACGATAGTCACGTAGTTGATTATGTTAAAGAGAAGGGTTCATTGTCAAGTTATGACGGAATGTTATACATGCCAGACGAATTTATTCTAGATGTAGATGGGACTAATCCTAGTAATGCTAGAGATAAAGCTATAGGACTGACGATATTATTGGATGATTTATGCATACCATACCAAGCATATTTCTCTGGTACAGGATTTCACCTCGGTATACCTGGGGAGGCTTTCAGATGGAAACCTTGCCCAGATCTACATTTAAAAGTAAAAGATGAATTAAAAGCTCATGGAGTATATGAGTATGCAGATTCATCAGTATCTGATAAAACTAGAATTATTAGAGTAGTCAATACATTAAATAGCAAATCAAGGTTATGGAAAATACCTATAACTAACATTGAGCTAAACTCTGATATAAACAAGATACTAGAACTAGCTAAAGCAACAAGAAAAGATTTTAAAAATCTCATAACAGATGCAGAGTGTGAACCTGTATTTGATGTGCTTAAGCGAAAAACTGTAGCAAGTGATAAGACATTTGAAAAGGTTACACTTGGAAGAAATCCAGATCCTGTCTGGTATCCTTGTATACAGCGAATGTTAGATGGCAGCCCTCAAGGGTCTCGTCATCAAATAGCTCTCAGAATAGCTGCTCATCTAAGATGGAGATATCCAGAACACATAGTCAGATTGATTATGGAAGACTGGAGACAAAGAGTAGATATAACTACAAGTCCATTTAGTAAGAAAGAGATGGATAAGATAGTTACTGATTGCTATGAAGGACATAATGGCAACGGATATAATTATGGTTGCACAGATGTTCATATGGATAATAATTGTCAATCGACTTGCAGGCTATATAAAGCAAAGAATTCTCAAAATACTATGGACGCTAAGACCATGGAAAAAGAGTTAGTTGCTTTCTTCTCCACGAATCACAATCCTATTAATATAGGTAAATTGTATGGCCAAGACTTTCCAGTCTATCCTGGTGAAGTTGTAGTCCTGCAAGCTCCTCCTAAGTCTATGAAGACTATGCTATTACAAAATTGGGTTACTTCCTTTAAGCGTAATACATATTTCATGGAAATGGAAATGTCTCCTAGGCAGATGTGGATGAGATTTGTAATGATTGATAATAATTGGGATGAAGACCAGTTAAAAGAGTATTACTCTCAATATGCTAATGGAATAAGTCAGAACTTCGATTGGCTAACTGTTGATTATAGTAGTTGTTATCCTAATGAAATACAGAAAAGGATAATGATGCTACCTAGGAAACCTGAAGTAGTTGTTGTGGATCATATGGGTTTATTTAAGACTCAGAAGAATGATAACAATATGAAGGTTGAAGAGGTATCTCAAGCTCTAATGGAACTTGCTGTTCAAAACAACTTAATTGTATTTGTTGTATCTGAAATAACAAAACAAGCTATGACTGAAGGAATGAATATAGCCTCATCAAGAGGTTCATTTAGAATAGCTTATAATGCAAATAAAGTCCTATCTCTCACCCCGTATAAAGATGATGATAATCTAATCAAGTCTTTAAAGATCGAATGTACGGCTAATAGAGAGAAAGAGAATTTGGATGTCAATTTGCCAGTGAAAGGAGCAAAGATAGGATGATACAGGTAACTAAATGGTTAGATCCTGATGAATATACTTGGCATGAAGGTCAATTTATCAAAGTCGGTGAATGGTTAGTTTTAGAAAGTGGTGAGGTTGAACTCAAAACTGGAAAGAAAGCTACCATTGAAACAGATGCTGATGGAGGTCAAGCTATATTTAGAGAAAAAATAAAGTAATTCCTCATAGAGAGCCACAGGAGTGAGTATCAGTACATACGCAGACCACGTAGACACCAGTCTTGTGGCTAGAGGACAAGGAGTAATATGGAAAAAGGTAAATGTTGGCAATGTTCGGAACCAGTTGCTATTTATAATTGCAAATACATATGTAATAATTGTAAATTTGTAGCAACATGAGAGGAAGCCGAAGATTCCAAGTTTGGAAAGGAAGACAATGAGCCTAGAAAAATTGATTCCATTAATACCTGAAGAATTCAAAGAATGCATAGAAGATGCTATTGTAGCTAGAGATACGCTGCATAGGATAGAAGATGTTTATGGATTATTTGACAAAGACTTAATGGATAAATTGATAGAACTAAGTGGAAATTAAAGGAGAATCGCATGACAGAAAAAGAGTTAAATACAAGGTGGGAAACCACTGCTAATAAGATATTACTAGGTAGAAAAATAGTAAAAATAAAATGGTTAACTGAAGATCAAGCTGAACAAGAGTTTGGCTGGCATAAACGACCAGTAGTACTTATATTAGATGATGGAACTGAAATTGTTCCTCAAATGGATGATGAAGGGAATGATGGTGGTGCCTTATTGTGGATAAACCCAAAAGAAACAGTAGAGCATCCTAGCTTTCCAGGTGAAAAGTTTACTAAAACAGAAGTATTACCAGTATTTTAAAAGGAGAATAAAATGACAGATAAAAAAGTAAAACCAATAATAGCTGTTGATCTAGTTTCAGGTGAAATACTTGACGAGCCTAAGCCTAAAAAAGAAACTGTATTTCATGGAAAAGAAAATGATATGGCTGTTGCTAAAAAGAAAAAAACAGCAACTGATATAGGTATTGGAGAGTTGATGAAAATGGATGAAAAAAT